TATATATATAATTATTTAGGGTATCATACTTTCTTATCTTTGTCAATACCTACAATCAGGTCAGCACGCCCTCCCTAATCTCGGTCAACCGAGGGGGGCTTGACAAAGCCGGTTTTATGTGGTAACGTTAAGAGCCTCTGGAGTATTATTTCAGAGTCTCCGGGCGATTTCGCCTTCCCTGTCAACAGGGATTAACAAAATACCAGAAAGGGTTTTATGAAAAAGCTTCTTGCAGGTCTGCTGATTTTTGCTGCATCTCTCCTCAACATCGGTCAGGTTACCGGTGAGGAGTCTCTTCCGCTACCTGCTGAGGCTGCTCAGGTTGGTCTACTTCAGGGTGATTATGGTTCCTGTTCTGCGGTGGTAATCTCGTATGACACCATCGTTACCGCCCGTCATTGTGATGAAGTTTCTTTCGTATTTGTGTATAAGAATCACACCTACCGTGTTATCGACACTAACGCGGATCATGTGACCAACACCGATACGATGGTTCTGAAAGTTGATGGTTATCTGGAAGGTCCTTACGCCAAGGTCTATACCGGTGAGGTTAAGGAAGGTACGCCGATCCTGACGATTGGCTATGCCTGGGGCACCGACAAGATCGCCCGCGAAGGTAAAGCGATTGACTACCGAGTTCTCGAACGTGATGTCTTCGATGTCTTTGATTCCTTCGGGATGGTTCCTGATGGGGTGACTTTCGAAGGGGCATCCCAAGCAGACCAGATCTGCGGTCCTGATCCGTACTGCAAAGGTCCTTCTCTAGTACATAATTCCACCATCATTCCGGGAATGTCCGGGGGTGGTACTTACGCGAAAATTGATGGTGAATGGCGGTTGGTCGCAGTCAACTCATGGCTGCTTCGTGATCCGTTCATGGGTTATCCCATTGAGTACGGTTCCGCACCGATCAATCATATCAAGTTTTGACATGTGGCGGTTGAGGGGTGACCCGTCCTTTTAAAACCCCTAACCTATAGGAAAGTTGATGACAAAGCAACCTCGCAAGAAGACTAAGCACTGGTCCACCGAGAAGAAGATTCAGGTGGTCATGGCTTATCTCGTTCTGGGCAAGATGCCAATGGTCGAGGCAGCCACCGGTGTACCGGCAGGAACAATTCATCAATGGAAGCGGCAGGAATGGTGGGACGAGTTAGTTCGCCAAGTCCGCGTTGAAGAAAACATTCAGCTAGACGCTCGTCTATCTAAAATCCTTTCCAAGACCCTCGACATCGTTGAGGACCGCCTTGACAACGGAGACTGGATGTATGACCCCAAAGAAGGTAACATCACCCGCATCCCGGTTAAGCTTCGGGACGCCGCAGCAGTGTCCGACACGGCATGGAACCGAAGGGATGCTGTGCGTAACATGTTGGGTGAGAAAGAAGCTAAGCAAACTGGCGTTAAAGAAGCGCTTCAAGAGATAGCGGCGGGATTCGCCGCACTAGTGCAGGGGAAAGCAAATGACAAAGAAGTTTCTGTTAATGGGAGCGGGGAACTCCCGAGTTCGGAAGATCAGCACGGGTCCAACTGATTTCTCGGATGGTGAACTTGTAACACTGGACATTGACGACGCTTGTGGTGCGGATTATATCTGGGATCTGAATATTCGACCCCTTCCGTTCGCAGATGACACGTTCGATGAAATCCATGCTTACGAAGTCCTTGAACATATCGGAGTTCAGGGCGACTGGAGGACATTTTTCAAAGAGTGGCAGGAATACTGGCGACTCCTCAAACCGGGTGGTTTGTTCGTCGGCACAGTGCCCTCATACAAAAGCATGTGGGCGCTCGGTGATCCCGGACATACACGGGTCCTACCCCACGGCTTGTTCGTCTTTCTGGACCAGAGGGAGTACGAGAAACAAATAGGCAAGACGGCGATGACGGACTATCGGAGTGTATTTCCGGCTCCGTATTCTTTCGAAGCTGAGTTTGTTCAGTACGACGATAACAACATGTTTTTTGTACTGAGGAAGATCGTCTATGCCAAAGAAACGGAGACCGGGGAAGCGACTGTTCAGGTTTAACCTCTTCGGCATGGAGTTTGATGTCAGGCAGGTAAAAGCCGGACACGCTAAGTTGGATGGGGCGCATGACATATACGGCATGTGCTACATGGAAGACAGGGAGATCTATATCAGGGATGAGGAGACTGCGACGTTGGAACAACGGCAGACTGCTCTCCTTCATGAGATCCAACATATCATAGAAGATCACTACTCGATAGACTTCTTGAGGGCATCAGAGGATGTAGCTGCATCCGAGAATCGAACGGACCATATCAGTTTAGGTTGGTTATACGTGATTCGCGGTTGTCCTCAAGTAGTCGAGTTTGTGAGACAGAGAACACCAAATGGCAAACAAACGTAACTACCGTAAAGAGTACGATAACTACCAGGGTAAGCCTGACCAGATCAAAAAGCGAGCAGAACGTAATCATGCGCGTCGTGAAATGGAGAAATCTGGAAAGGCTCACAAGGGCGATGGTATGGACGTGGATCATAAAAAGCCACTGGCGAAGCATGGCTCTAACAAAGATAGCAACCTACGCGTCGTATCTAAACATGCTAATCGCTCTTTTGCGAGGACACGATCGGCGAGGATGAAGTGAGATGCTCACCCCTCAAGTCATCGAGGGGTTTGTCAACGCAGTGTTGGCAGACAGCTTTCAGGAACGAGCCTCTACTCCTGAAGCTCACCGTGAATGGTGGGAACTTTGTTGTGATCCGCACCCTAGAGTCGCAATTGCCGCGCCCCGTGGACATGCGAAATCAACCGCGATTACTCATGCCTACGTTCTTGCTGCAACGTTATTTAGAGAGCATCAGTACGTCCTCATCGTCTCGGACACGGAAGCGCAAGCGGTCCTCTTCCTCCAGGATATCAAAAAAGAAATCCTAGACAACGAGAAGATCCACAGATTGTTTCCCATGAAGACCGATAAGGTTGGATTGGTTAGGTTGGTCAAAGAGACTGAAGCAGACATCATCGTAGAGATGGCGGATGGTTACCAATTCCGCATCATGGCGAAAGGCTCAGAGCAGAAGGTCAGGGGTTTGAAGTGGGGTTCGAAGCGTCCCGATCTAATCATCGGAGATGACTTGGAGAACGATGAGATCGTCATGAATAAAGACCGTAGGGATAAATTCCTTCGGTGGTTCTATGGAGCATTGTTACCATGTCTGAGCAAGTCCGGAAAGATCCGAATTGTGGGTACCATATTGCATATGGACTCACTCCTGAATCGCTTAATGCCGAGGCAACAACTTATTGGAAGAGCAAAGTTCAACGATTTGTCCGTAACAGCCTTGCGGGAATGGACAGACCGGAGGATGCCGTGGAAGTCGGTACTCTATCGAGCACACGGAAAGGACTACGAACCGATACTTTGGCAGGAACGGTTCAGTCGTCAGTTTTTCGTAGACAAGTATAACGACCTTAAGAGGCAAGGTATCCCTGAAACTTATGCTCAGGAATATCTCAACGAACCTCTTGACGAGTCAACAGCATATTTTCGGCGTTCTGACTTCATCGGAATGTCCGAAAGAGATAAAAATCTTCGCAAGACGTACTACATCGTTGCGGATTTAGCTATCTCTGAGAAGGAAAGAGCGGATTACAGCGTCTTTATGGTCGCTGGAATGGATGAAGACCGGTTTCTACACATCGAAAAGGTGCTTCGTGCTCGCTTGGATGGTCGAGAAATCGTAGATTTGCTCTACGAACTCAACAGAACGTGGAAACCAGAGGGTTTTGGCATCGAAACGGAGAAGATTGACAAGGCGATTAAGCCATTTCTCTTCGAAAAGATGCGTGCACAAGGGGAATTCTTCGATTTGATCCCTTTGAAACCTTCTAAGGACAAAGAAACACGCGGTAGAAGCATTCAAGCACGTATGAGGTCGGGTTCAGTCAAGTTTGACAAGGTAAGTGACTGGTATCCTGAACTCGAAGAAGAGTGTTTGCGCTTCCCAAGAGGAAAACACGATGACCAAGTGGACTGTTTAGCCTACATTGGTCTGTTGTTGGACAAATTGAACGAAGCGCCGACGAATCGTGAGCTAATCGAGGAAGATCGCGCAGAAATGTGGCGTCATTCAGGTCTCGAAGAGCAGGGTCGTAATCAAACTACAGGATATTGACATGGCAAAGACGCGTAGCTACTCAGCTAAGGCCGCTGCCGCTGGTAAAGACATCGGCAAGCCTGGAAAAAACTTCGCTAAGATCGTTGCTAAGAGCGGCGGTGGCGAAAAAGGCAAAAGGATTGCTGGAGCAGTTCTCAAGAAACTGCGAGCCAAGTAATGCCTAGCAAGACGAAGAAGCAAGCCAGATTTATGGCTGCTGCTGCACACAACCCCGCTTTCGCTAAGAAGGCGGGGATTAGCACGTCTGTCGCCAAAGAATTCAATCAGGCAGACAAAGGCAAGAAGATCCTTAAAGGGAAGAAAAAGTAATGCCTCAGATGCCTCAACCTCCAATGGCCCCCGCAGGGGCACAGCAAAGGACTCCCCCTGCTAGTCCGATGGGCGCCCCTGGCGCCCCTGCCGGTGGGCCACCCATGCCCGGCCAGCAGCCGCAACAACCTCCGCAAATGCACCCCGATGACTTTCTGCCAGATGAGCAGGAAGATCCGTCTGAGAATGCAGACGAGAAGCGTGCTGCTGAACTAGACCGCCTCCTAGTCTCTACCAACATCGTTGATGAGTTGGATGAGGACGAGCGTAATAAACTCGCTCAGGTGGTTATCAAGGGATGGGAACTCGATAAAGTTTCCCGTAAACCTTGGGAAGAAGGTTATGAAGGCTGGCTTAAAATGGCCGGTCAGTATCGGGAACATAAGAACTTCCCGTGGCAAGGTGCGTCTAACGTAAAGTTTCCATTGCTATCCACGGCGGCTATGCAGTTTAATGCCCGTGCTTATCCTACCCTGATACCTAGTTCTGGCGACGTGGTACGCATGAAGGTAAAAGGAAAGGACGTTGACGGGTCGAAATCGGCTATGGCCGTGGCAGTGGCTCAGGTTATGTCTGAGCAAGTTATGGAAGAGATGCATGGTTGGGAAGAGGATATGGACAAACTCCTCCTCATCCTACCGATCTCTGGTACCTGCTTCAAGAAGACGTACTACGATGAGTTCTCCAAGAAGGTGTGTTCCTACTTGGTTCATGGTATGGATCTGGTGGTTAACCACTGGACCAAGAATCTGTGCGACGCATCGCGTGTGACGCAAGAGTATCGCTGGACTAGGCGAGAACTTAAAGAGAAGATGGCAACTGGTTCCTTCCGGAAGATTGATCTACCGGATAGTGTGCTGGATCTGGCGAAGCGTGAAGTTGATGGGGTCAACATGACCACACCAACCTCGATTCCTGATGAAGCCACTCCGTATCTTTGCCTTGAGCAACACACATGGTATGACGTAGACGGTGACGGTTATGCTGAACCGGTCGTGATTACCGTTCTGGCCCAACAGAAAGAGGTTCTCCAGATCCTCCCGCGTTGGTATTCCGAGGACGTGATTACGGACGAGAAAGAGCGCATCGTCAAAATCAAACCCATCAACTACTTCACCAAATATGGCTTTATTCCGAATCCTGATGGCGGCTTCTATGACCTTGGTTGGGGTCAGTTGTTGGGTCCTCTCAACGAAGCTGTCAACACACTCGTCAATCAACTCGTTGACGCTGGCTCCCTCTCAAACCTACAATCAGGGTTCCTTGCCAAAGGACTCCGGATTAAGGTTGGTGACAATAAGTTTACCCCTGGTGAGTGGAAACCAGTCAACGCGATGGGAGAAGACTTGCAGAAGTCTATCTTCCCGCTTCCTGTCCGTGAACCGTCTAATGTACTCTTTCAGCTTTTCGGTGCATTAGTCCAGTCTGTGAAAGAATTGGCCTCGGTTGCAGAAATCTTCACAGGTAAGATGCCCGGACAGAATACCCCGGCCTATACGGTTAAAGAAACAGTAGATCAAGGTCAGAAAGTCTTTACGGCTATCTACAAGCGAGTGTATCGCTCGATGACCGAAGAGTTCCGCAAGATCTACAAGATGAATTACCTCTTCTGTGATGACGATCAGCTTAAGTCGCTGTTCTCTGAATCGGAGGAGTACATTGTTCCGGCTGCCGATCCTCAAGCCGAGACTTCAGCGACAAAGATGCAAAAAGCACAAATGCTCGCGCAGATGATGCAGTTGGGTGTGCCGCGTCCGAAGGTCCTGGAACGCTTACTCGAAGCGATGGAGATTCCGAATTGGAAAGAACTCCTGCCAGATCCGAATACGCCTCCCCCACCGCCGCCAGAAGTTCAAAAAATGCAGATGCAGGCCAAGATGGATCAACAGAAGCTTCAGGCCGAAATGCAAATGAAGCAACAAGAGCATGAAATGAAGATGAAGGAACTACAGGCTGAACTGGAGTTCCAGAAGCAGATCTTCCAACTTAAACTGGAAGAAGCCCGGATGGGGATGCAAGTAGCCCAAGCCAAACTCGGGATAGATGCACAACGGGCTAAGATGGATATGGTAACTGGTGCTATGGACCACCAACAATCGATGGCTCAGAGTGACCAGACCCATCAACAGAAGATGACACACCAAGAGGAAGCCAATGCTGCGAAGAGTAAGCAAGCGGGAGTTTCGGGAGTGGCTGGAAAATCCAGTAAGCGGCCAACTAACGGCTGACCTGAAACAACGCATAGAAGAAGGTCGTGACCAACTCGAAAGGTTGGCAGAGAATGCCAGAGAATGCAGAACAAAGGGACGACTACATTAGGGGTGCACTATATGCCTTCCGTATAGTCCTAGACTTTGAACCAGAGTTCGATGAAGGAGAGCAGGATGAAACCAGTAGGGTATCGGGTTTGGATTAAACCTGAATATGAGAATGAACATTCGGTTGAAGGTACTGATATCAAGTTGATCCTAGCTGAATCTGATCGCACCGGTATAGCAGCGGTCACAGTTGGTTGGGTTATTGGGGTTGGACCTACGGCTTTTATGTTCGACAGGGAAGCAGCACGAACCGGGCAACGGTCTCCGTTGAACGAACCGTGGTGTAAAGTGGGTGACAAGGTGTTGTACTCCAAGTATGGTGGACGCGTCATTGTTGACCCGAAGACAGATGAGAAGACTATAGTCATCAACGATCAAGAGATCATCATGGTCCTCGATGACGAAGAGACATTAGAGGAGTCCAAAGATGGAAACGTCTAACGACATTAAAGACCCTGGCGTAGATGTCGGGAAAGGTCCTGATGCGGAAACTAACGTTGAAGTTACCGCTCCACAGAAGGAACCCAAGGAAGATCAAGCCCGCTCGATGGGGTGGGTGAACCTCCATGAATGGACGGAGGCAGGTAACGATCCGGAAGACCATGTGTCTGCCAAAGAATTCGTTGCACGCGATTCGTTCTTCAAGAAGATTAATGCTCAGAATAAAGAGAACTCTACTCTGAGGCAACAAATCCAGTCGCTGCAACATACGCAGAAATTGATCTTTGAAGAAGCAAAGCGACGCGCCATTCAAGAATTGAAAGATAAACACAACGAAGCCGTTGAAGCGGGTGATCTAGCAAAAGCTGACCAGCTTGTTGATGAGATCTCCAAGAAGCACGCAGAACCGAATCCGGTCCAACCGGCTCCTTCGGGACCCTCTGCATACGTCCAACAGTGGATGCAGGATAACTCCTGGTATGCTGAGAATGACGTGAAACGTGCTTATGCCAACGCCGTTGGTGTGGACTATGTAAATCAATACCGCATGTCGAACAATGGGGCAATTCCATCTGAAGAGGAAACCCTGACACATGTGGAAAAACGAGTGAAGGAGAAGTTCCCTGTGGAACGTAAACCTCTCAATAAGACGACGGTCCAAGCACCGCACAGCCCGGCTGCTGTAGCGAGTCAAACTGGCCGCACAAAGAAACCGGGTCTGACGGTAGATGACCTATCCCCGATGGAGCAGTCCATCATGAAGAGTCTCGTTGCTCGTGGCGATATTACTGAAGAAAAGTATCTCGCTGACATCGAAGCTCTGAACAAGAAAGGAAAGTAACATGCGCGAAGACGCCAAAACACGCGAACCTCGTATTGAAGCTGAAGTTAAGAAAGAGCGGAAACGAGTGCCCCTCCACGGGCGTATGAATTTGACTATAGATAATGAACGACCAGGTTGGCATCGGTGTTGGGTTGCTGAAGACCCGACCCGTCCTGGGGATGTCAAGAGATATCAAGCCGCTGGCTATACGTTTGTCGAAGATCCTTCGATGATGGTGGGCGATCCCACTGTCAACGCAGCGACCCCCTTCGGTAGCGTTGTCACCAGAAATGGTGGATTGGGTGTGACCCTTTACCTTATGGAGATTCCTCAAGAGTGGTACGATGAAGATCGTGCTGCGGAAGAAGAGGAACGTAAGGCCGTTGAGGCTCAGATCTTCAATCCTGATCGTGATGGAGGTCAGTACGGCACAATCAAGTAAGTTTGTTGCCGTGGGACTTCCCTTTAACTAAGGAAAACTCATGGCTAATACGTCTCGCCCGCATGGGTTCCGTCCGGTTAAGATGCGTAATGGTTCGCCGTGGAATGGTCGCGTTGTTGAAATGTACTTCGCTGCGGCCGATGCTACGGCTGTTGGAATTGGCGATCCTGTCAATTTCGACGGTTCCGCGTCTAGTTCGGATGGGACTCCTGGGTGCACTCTGAGTCCGGCTCTTGGTACGGCAGCGTCTTCGACGGTGTTCGGTATCGTGGTCGGCTTTCGTGCAAACCCGAGTGACCTCAACACCACTGGTCTGTATCGCACGGCTTCGACCGCTCGTTACGCGCTGGTGTGTCCGGTTGAGGATGTTATTTTTGAAGCACAAGCAGACGGCACTCTCACGAGCGTCGCTTCTGTTGTTGGTAAACTGTTTTCGATTACGACCGACCAAACCGTGTCTACGACCACTGGTCTAAGCACGGCGCAAATCGATGCGTCCACCGTTGCCACCACGACTACGCTCCCGCTGATGATTATTGGCGGTGTGAATCGTGAGGACAACGATATGACTCTTACCAACGCCAAGTGGCTTGTTCAATTTACGTACCCGCAAGGTAAGTTCGCGGTGACGCAAGTTAACATGCAATAATAGGAGGGCAATATGGCTATTGTTACTGGTGATTTTGCCAAAGCCCTCTGGCCCGGCGTTAATTCGTGGTATGGAGATTCGTACGCTGAGTTCCCGGTGGAATACACCGCGCTCTTTGATACGTTCAACTCCGACCGTAACTACGAAGAAGACGTTGGTCTGAGTGGGTTTGGTCTTGCTTCGGTTAAGTCCGAAGGTGGGTCTATCAGCTACGACACGATGCGTCAAGGCTTCACGACCCGGTATACGCACATCACGTATGGTCTCGGATTCATCATCACTCGTGAGATGGTTGAAGATGACCTGTACAACGTGGTTGGTAAGAAGCGTGCTCAATCGCTCGCGTTCTCGATGCGTTCGACTAAAGAAACCATTGGTGCTAACGTGTATAACCGGGCGTTTACGTCTGGCTACACTGGCGGTGATGGAATCATCCTGTGTTCGACTGCCCACGTCAATGTGGCTGGCGGCACTTGGTCGAACCTCCTGTCGGGTAACGCTGCGCTGAGTGAAGCGGCTCTGGAAGATATTACCGTCCAGATGCACAGTGCTACGGATGACCGTGGTCTGAAGATGGCTCTCCAGCCGAAGACCCTGATTATCCCGCCTGCGCTGGTCTTTACCGCTAAGCGTATCCTTGGTAATTCGGACCGTCCGGGTACCGCGAACCGCGATATCAACGCGCTCGTGGCGATGAACTCGATCCCGAACGGCTACAAAGTCTGTCACTACCTGACCAGCACGACTGCGTGGTTCGTGAAAACGAACCTGCCGACTGATGGTATGAAGCATTGGTCCCGTCGGGCCGATGATTTCGGTATGGACAATGACTTTGATACCGAAAATGCCAAGTACAAAGCAACGGCTCGTTACAGCTTCGGCTGGACCGATCCGCGTGCGGTGTACGGCTCGGCTGGTGCGTAATGGTTCTTTGAGGTGTTGCATTGAACATAACAGGTAGAACTGAGTGCGCTACCTACCTCATTAACCCTTCAATAGGAGACCATTATGGCAAATAAAAACCTGATCGACCTTTTTGCTGACACCAAGCAGAGCGATGATCCTCAATTCCAAGTCTACTACGACGACACGAATGGGGTCACCGCTGTCAAGCTGGACGGCAAGTCCGGGATCGGTTCGGTCCAAATTGGTGACGTTACGACCTATACGGTCCTCGCCGCCAATAGTGGTCGTACCCACTTCTGGCCTGACCTCACGACTAACCTGACGATTAGCCTCCCTACGGCGGCTGATGGTCTGGAGTATACTTTTGTATACGCGGGCGTGACGGACGACGCGGCGGATGTGTCTATCGATGCTGGTTCGACAACGAACTACCTGCTCGGTGGACTGTTCCATGCCGACTCCGATGGCACTACGGTTGGTTCAGTAGTTCCGGACGGAAACAGCAACAACGTTGCTGTCATTAATAATCCGGGTGCTGGCACGCGCATCCACTTGGCCTGTGATGGTACCAACTGGTACATCTCTGGTTACGTGATTGGTGCAACTGCTCCTCAGTATACGGACTAAACGCTCGCGGGGGACCGAGGATAACTGTCCCCACCAATTCTTTACAGGGGGTAATATGGAAAACACAGGGAAAAAGTCGATTGAGATTGATCTCTCAAAAGAGAAGATTGGGCTGGCTATGCCATGCCATATGGGCACTCTGCCCATGTACACGGTAGTTGGGTTGATGGAGACGGCAGGGATGCTTACAAAATTGAACATTCCCTGGACCTTCTTCAATAACTACCAGCACAGTCTAGTAGACCAAGCACGTAATGAGATCGCGGAACAGTTCATGGCTTCGGACTGTACCAAGATCTTTTGGATTGATGCTGATATCGCCTTCTTTGCAGAAGACGCTATGCGTCTAATCGCTCTCAGCAAGTTGTATCCTATGGTTGGAGCACTGTATCCGATTAAAGGTCTTCCGGACGGAGTTGAAAGCTACTTCGTAGATCTGCCCGAAGAGGGTCCGCTGGTCACTGAACATGGTCTGTTTCATGCCCGCAACTGTGGGTTTGGTTTCCACGTTGCTGATCGTGCGGTATATGAGGATCTAGCGAAAGAGGCTCCTCGGTATTGGAAGCGTGGTAAAGAGTACATTGACTTCTTCCATGTTGGTCGGAAAGAAGTTGATGGAATTCGTACCCCTTACGGTGAGGACTATTGGTTCTTCCGTCAAGCAGAAAAGAAAGGTTGGCATCTTGTTATCGATCCTTCGGTCAAGATCGGCCACGTAGGTATCAAGGTATGGCGCGGCGATCCTGCCAAAGCCTTCCAAGAAGTTACTAAAAAGGAGAAAGTTCATGGTCCCGACAACGATAAAAGTAGCTGATGTAACGGCTGACGGCAATGCCGTTCTCTCCGGTATTCGATTCATTCATGGTGTCATTGGTAAGACGACTACGCTAACCAGTGCTGCTGGTGTCTTGCTGTATGATGCGGCTACCACGGCTGGTACGCCTACTGTCGATATCAGTGCGAACACGGCAGATAGCACTAATTTCGAAAAGACCTTCAGTATCATGTTCCCATTCCCTCTGAAGCACCTCAATGGTCTTAGTGTGGATGTGACCAACTGTACCTGCAAAGTATACTACAGTTAATCGAGGTGTATGATGGAGTGGCAACAAATAGCATTATGGGCGCTGGCGGCGCTTGCCACCGTTCAAGGAGTGATTATGAAGATGCTTTGGACTAAGACCGAGAATACATCACAAGCATTGGCTAAACACGCTCAACATGACGCGGAGACCTTTGTAACGAAGGTTGACCACGAACGGTTCGTTGGGCGTGTAGAATCCAAGTTGGACAAGATTCTCGACAAATTAGACCGCAAAGCTGATAAACCCAATGCTTCTTAAAGGCAAACAGGATTATCATAAACCCGGTGACTACAACGCTTACTGCGATGTTTGTGGCTTCAAGTTCAAAGCCTCGGAACTCCAGAAGCGGTGGGATGGTTATAGGGTTTGTCAAAAGGATTGGGAACCACGCCATATCCTAGACTTCATTCGTGGACCGGAACAATATCCTCAACCGGAAGACATTAACTCTAAAGACGGATCATGACCAAATACTATTCTGGAGACCACAACGCATATTGTCAAGTCTGTGGATTCCGGTATAGGGCATCGGAACTACGCAGACGATGGGATGGCCTACTGGTCTGTAACGACGATTTCGAATCGAAACATGATGCGGATATGCGTGATCCGCATAGAATTCCAAAAGAGAGTCTACCATCCTGGGTTCGGAACTCTGAACCTATTGGTACACAGTTCCTTGGGTTGGGACCTCTCCAGGCTGACATTGGTCGGGCTGGATATAACTGGGCGGGATAATGGCAAGTACAACCTTCGTAACCGGCACAATTGTTCAAGCCGCATGGCTGAACGCAACTAATACCGTTGTCTACGGTGTTGGTTCCACTACGGGTCAAATCCTGACTTCAACAGGGGATGGTACCGCTGCGACCTGGCAAGATGCCACCGTTGCAACGCTTAATGACCTCACTGACGTCACCATCACGGCTGTTGCCTCTGGTGACTATTTGCGTTATAGTGGCAGTGCCTGGGTTAATGTAACTAATTCACAGATTATTACGGATATCAATGCGACGCTAGATCATGGGACGTTAGCGGGTCTAACCGATGATGACCATACTCAGTATCTTCTAGCTGATGGAAGTCGTGCGCTAAGTGCTGATTGGAACGCTGGTTCTCAGACAATCACCAATTTGCGTATAGTCACGGGTGAACCAGGTGCAGAGGGAACTGGAGTCACTGTTTCCGGTGCAACCTACAATGCACACCTTAAGTCCAGCGACATCAATGATTCAGATCCAGCACACCTGCATCTGCACCGCCACTCACTTACCTTGCCTCCTCTGTGGCTTACGAGCCGCTCTCATAGCGCCGGTAGTAGCCATACCATCGTTAGTAACGGGGATGGTCTCGGTACATGGTATGCTGTTGGCTGGGATGGTACGGACTACGCCTTCGGTGGTGCTCAAGGATTCTTTGTTGACGGGACTCCCGGCAGCAATGACATGCCGACTCGATGGGCGCTATACACTTCTGCCGATGGCACAGAAAACCTTACTGAACGTCTGCGTATAACGTCAGCCGGTGCTTGGGGTCTTGCTGGAGCTAATTATGGTACTGCTGCTCAGGTACTCACCAGCAATGGTTCTGCCGCCGCTCCTACGTGGCAAGATGCAGCTACCGGTGCGGGAGCATCCAAAGACATTACCCAAGCCTCACACGGATTCGCTGTTGGTGATCTCATTTATTACACCGGTTCGGCGTATGCTAAGGCAGTAGCTTCAGCAGCGTCAACCGCCGAAGTAGTTGGTATAGTCAGTGCCGTAGCCGATACCAGCAACTTCACGCTCCTCTTTATTGGTGAGGTTACTGGTCTATCGGGTCTGACTGCCGGGAGCGTATACTTCTTAGATCCATCGACTGCCGGGGCCATGACGGCCACTGAGCCGACAACGACCGGGTATATCAGTAAACCGGTATTCGTGGCTACCAGCACTACGGCTGGATACTTCTTCAACTACCGTGGTACCACAGTCGGTAGTGCCACCAGTACGCTGGCTCAGGACATTCAGTCTGGAGACGGTAGTACGACAGCCTTCACTCTTCCGGCAGCACCAGTTAGCGAGAACAACGTTCTGGTATTCATTAGTGGTGTGTGGCAACAGCGCGACACATATAGCGTTAGCGGCACGACTCTGACGTTCAGCACAGCTCCTCCGAGTGGCACTAACAACATCGAATTTATCGTCATCGGATCGGTTAGCGTCGGGCAAGTCGCGTCATCCGAGCGTGCACGCATCGTAGCGAACCACACGCTGTCGGCCTCGGTTGGATCGAGTGCCCTGACGATTGCCCTTAAGGATCACAATGGCAGCGATCCGAGTGCTTCTAGTCCGGTATCATTTTCGTTCCCGGACGGGAGTGGTGGATTCACCGATGTTGACGTGACAGCGGCGACTTCGCTGACGATTTCCAGCGGCTCGACGCTCGGCACGGCGAGCGGCGCGGTCTCGCGCATCTGGATTGTTGGATTCAACGATGGTGGGACGTTCCGCCTCGGCGCAATCAACTGCCACAGCGCGAACTACACTGCCGACGCGATGGCGTACATCAAGACGCTAAATGAGCATATCCCGGCTTCTTCGACAGCAGAGGGCGGTGCGGGTGGCGCGGATAGCGGACAGACGTTCTACACGGGGGCCTCGGTCACGTCGAAGTATTACGTGATCCTCGGCTACGTCGAGTCCACGCAGACCACAGCAGGTACGTGGGCTACTTCCCCGAGTACGGTGATGGCGTGGCGAGAAGGAATGCCGCGCCCCGGCGATGTCATTCAGCGGGTGTGCAACACGACACTTGCCTCGCTTTCGACCACTAGCACGTCACCGGTCGCGTGGACAAACGGATCAGCTACATTGACTGCGAATTCTGCGGCAAATGTGATTCGTGTTCGTGCTTCACACAACAGCTACTACAGTCTTGTTGGTGCAACGAACGTGGCTGTATATGCTCGAATCTATCGGGATTCAACCGGCATCAACACTACTCACAGCGTCTATGCTCAAAGTGCTGGTGGTGGTGAACAGGCATCGGGAGACATGGCCCATGAAACGATAGTGGTTCCCGCATCAACGTCAGCTATCGCATACGCCATTTACGGCTGGATTAGTACGGCGTCATCGACCCATACCGGGGCCGGCGGGTTCATCAGCGCAGAAGAGATAATGGGATAATTATGGGATCAGCATTCACACCTACATTTAATGTTTCAGATGCCTCGGTCGGAGAACCTCAACTGGCCGCTGGCGCGACTCTGAAACTCGCGACGCAGCAAGCAACGACAAGCGGGACATCGATTGACTTTACCGGAATCCCAAGCGGGACGAAACAAATCATCATCACCTATCAGGATATTTCCAAGGGGGCTGCCGCCAATTGGTTGATCCAAATAGGTGATTCCGGCGGAATTGAAGCAACTGGGTATGTATCTGGATGCTGGCAAGGCGGGAGCGGGGACACGTTGGCGACTGACACAACCGGCTTTATCATATCCGCATCTTCTAGTGCTGCTACGAACCAGACGGGAACCGTTATTCTCACTCTGTACGACGCAGCTACCTTCTCTTGGACCGCCTCGGGAATTGGATCGCGGAGCGATGGAGCCGGCCAAACTAGTGGCGGGTATAAAGCATTGAGTGCGGAATTGGATCGCATTCGACTCACAACCACCGCAGGTAACACCTTCGACAACGGCAGCATCAACATTGCATACAAATAAGGATCAACACATGGGACGAGTTCTCACACTAGAAGAAGTAGCACTTGCGGATAGCACCGCGAAACAGCCGTTCAACGAGCCGACCGAGATCGTGCCGGTGCCAACCGACGCCGAAATGGCGACGTGGATGCCGGACCCCGATCCGACGCGCGTCCGCTACCGCAAGGAAGTGAACGTCAGCACGGGCGAAGTCAAGTACATCGAACTGACACTCGAAGAGTACCGGGCTAGGCACGTAGCCAAGATCAAGTCACGGAACGAGTACGTGCTTCGTAAGCAGGCGGAAGCCAAGAAAGCTGCTCGGGATGCGCTGATGAAGCGCCTGATGGACAAGATCGAAGCGGACCCCACTATTCTCGATAGGATCTAAGTCGTGGCATTGACTAAACCACAAGGCGACATGGTGATGAAGCTCGGGACGGAACAGGCGTCCACTAGCGGCACGGCGATTGATTTCACCGGCATCCCGGCAGGTACGAGGCAGATCGTTATCTGCTTTAAAGGTGTTAGCACGAACGGGGTTTCCGCCCTAATCATCCAAATCGGTGACTCAGGGGGTATCGAGAACACCGGGTACCTAGGTGGGCAGATATTCATCAATACATCAACCCCGTCAGCGGCAAACCAGACTGACTCGTTCCGTGTGGCATTCACTGCTGCGGCGGCGACATTGCATGGATCATTTATACTAACTTTAGAGGATGATTCCGATAACACTTGGACTATGCTTGGCGGGATGGTGCAGGACACTACTGCGGGTGGTATGACCGCTGGCAGTAAGGCGCTGTCAGGTGTGTTGGACCGTATTCGGATCACAAGCGTTAGCGCCGATACCTTCGACGCAGGTGTTATCAACATCGCCTATTTCTAAGGACACGTAATGGCAACTTCAGGTTCTTATAATTTTGCTACATCCCGCACAGGGATCATTGAGGCTGCCCTTCGAAAACTGCAAGTACTCGCAGAAGGACAATCGGCCAACTCTACGCAATTAACTAATGGTGCCGAAGCTCTTAACTTTATGCTCAAGGCTTGGGCAGCAGATGGAATGCCTCTTTGGGCGATAAAATATGTTTACGTTTATCCGATTGCGGGCACGAATAATGTCACTATTTCGTCTTCTGGTGGTCATGCGTCATTGGAACTCGGAGCAACCGATCTCGATGGTGCCCTCTCGGCTTCCGACACCAGTGTTACAGTATCTGATGGGTCCGGGACAGCCAACTCCGACAAGATTGGTATTGAACTTGACGACGGAACAATCCATTGGACTACCATTAGTTCAGGTGGGGGAACTAATACTGTTGTCATCGCCTCCGGAGTTGCATCCGCAGCCGCAGATGCCAATCGTGTATGGTATTATACAACCAAAGCTGAACGGTGTATCCAGATTCTAGATGCTTGGATGGTTGACCCATCAGACAACACACGTACTCCGATTAACATTGTTGCTGAACGAGAGATTAAGAATTTTGGTAATCTGACTTCGGAAGCGAGAACCATCAGCACAATTAGTTATGTACCTTTGGATTATACAGGTCGGTTGACATTTTACCCGCAATGGCAAGATGGTAAGAAATATATTGAACTTCGTGCTCAGTATCCTAACGAAGATATGGATACAGCATCTGATGAACCTGCTTTTCCGGCTGAGATGTGGGAAGCGGTTGTTTACCAACTCGCCATGCGTTTGATTCCTGAATACCCAGGAGCGGATTCAGAAACTGTAAAACTTGTGTGTCAATTGGCTGTTCATTTCAAAGACCAAGCGGATGGGTTCATCCGTGAACAGGCCAGTCTATTCTTTCAACCTGAGAAGCGATAATGCCTTTCACATCGTTGCCATTGAAATTGGATTGGGCAGGAGACGTACTTACTACGACTCCGGCTGTTGTGTGTTCGCATGTTTTTGGATTCGTACCTCAAGTCTCGTATACCCATCATCAGATGATCTGGAATGGTTTTTATGATGAGGTAGGTGGCAAACCGGTCATTACTCCACGCGGTTCGGTAAAACCCGCAAGCGTGACGACTTTCAGTAAATCTGTGGCCCCAACAGGAGATACCCCGCGTGGGATTTTCTGGGCGAATGATATTGCTCGACTAATCGAGGTCTGGAGTGACGATATCTATGTTGATGGAACAAAAGGAACAGGTACGATGGTGGATACCGCCAGTGCCGGTCCTTGTGGATTTGCTGAAGGACGGGATACAGACGGAACTGCATATTGCTTTGTAGCTTCTCGTACCAAATCGGTCTATGTCAATAGTGCTGGAACAGTAACTGCAATTACTGATAGCGATTACCCTGCCAACGTCGTTCCGACTCCGGTAGTGTTGGATAGTTATGTATTCATTCCACAAGAAAGCACCAACAAAATCTATAATAGTTCTCCTGGTGACAAAACGGTATGGCAAGCTTCGACCTACATGGTGATGGAGCAAGAAGGCGACAACGTTGTTGGTTTGGCTAAACATCACAATATGTTGGTAGCCTTTGGCACACGACATACTGAATTCTTCCGGGACGCGGGTATCGCGTCTCCTAACTCTCCGTTGCTGCGGGTGACTGAATATACCCGTAAGATTGGTTGTGTCAATCGTGCATCGATTGTCACGTTTGATGACGTGACCTTTTTCATTGGAATTGATGAAAGTGGGATTATTGGTGTTTACAAGTTAGAAGACTTCCGGATTGAGAAGATCTCTACTCCAACAATCGATCAACAACTTCGTAACGCTGCTGGTTCGAATAAGAAGATTGGAGTATTGACTACGGATTGGGTAGACTATGCTACGGCCACTCCGGGTTCTGGCAGTACCACTGCAATGGTATTAGAGAGTTTCGGTCGTCCTTTGTATATCATTAACCGAGGTGGGGCGTCTTCTCTTGGCGCAACATCACAGTATGATCCAGCATTGGTCTATGATACCAAATTTAAACTTTGGTACATGTGGAGTGGGCGGCATTACTATACGGCAGGTGGTGCCTATGTGTGGGGTGCTTGGTCCTTTCCTTTTATGACATCAGTGAAGTCCTCTGCCCTGTCTCAAACATATCAATATGGACAGCCAACTCTAGGATCACAAGCTACGAAACCGTGGGAATATGGTACATCATACCAAGATACCACCGTGGAGAACACAGCATTAGCAACTGCACTAGAATGGGCTATCTATCTTCCAGCTATTAAAGAAGACGGTCGTTATGCTATTTCGCGTGTTGTTGTGGATTCGTATACCGGTGGCGGAACGATCTATACATTCTCAGGATCTACGTGCCCCATGTTTTATCCTATATCTACTTCGACATATGATACAGCGAATACCGTATCTCCTTCGTCTGGCAATCCCGCCATCTTTAATCGGGTGACAGGATGGAATGACATTAGCCAATTGATTTACCATCAAACAGCAAGTGCCGATCCCTCGCAAAGTAGAATGTGGGGTATTCATGTGTTAGTGAATGCATCGAAGGTGAGGCAAGGATAATGATTATTCTGACGTCCGTTAATCGCAAATTGCAGGTTGTATTAGGTGCAGCCGCCACCACAAATAATATTCCAGTGATCGTGCATTTTGAAGATGTACGAGCACAAGATGACCAACAAGGTTATGGTTGTCAGATTAATAATAGCAACGATACCACACAAGTCGTCATTTGTACTGCACCGACTGGAGGTGTAACTCGTCTAATCAAATCCTTGTCTATTTGGCAAGCAGATACGACTACGGCAACTGTAACGGTGTCTTATAATGATAATGGTACTTTGTATACCGTATTCAAAGCCGCATTGGCTTCTGGAGATCAAGTCTTCTATGAAGATCAAAGTGGCTGGCAAGTGTTGGATTCGACTGGAGCAATCAAATAATGATGGTCGTATCCAGCCCTAGTCGTAAGATTGAGGCTGCTCTAGCGGATACCGTAGCATCTACTAGTGTAGAGTTTTCGTGTGTCTATAAGATCTGGATCGAGTATGGTGAAAGTCCTGGATACGGAACTACAGTTGGAACGATTAGTGGCACGACTCCTGCCACATTAGTACCTGCTCCAACGGGCGGTCGTGTACATGAAGTCGAAAGTCTGATCTTTCATAACGCAGATAGCACTTCAGTCACAGTCAACTTTAGACAAGATGAATCTGCAACAGACAATACGTTCATGCAGGTTTCCGTACCTAGTGGATACACACTGTCCTATAGTGACAAAAATGGGTTTCAGGTAAGAGATACTACAGGAAGTCTATTGCAATCCAGCGTACCAACCTCCCTGGTACTTTGGCATTGTGATGGAACGGATGGAGATACAAGTTCTCCGTGGACTCCAGATATCGGTAATCCTCCTCTCTTCTACAGGGCAACTGCCTTTGGAGAATTGGATACCGCTATTACCAAGTTTGGCACAGCGTCATATAGAATGCCGTCTGGTGGTAACCGCAGACTAGAGACTTACGATGGTTCCCCGTGGACACCTAACCTAAGCGACCAATCGTTTTCGTGGGATTTCTGGTTTTATGTGGTTGCATCAGGAACCCCTAGTCTAACATGGGCATTACATAACTCGACTGGTACTGGAACATTCGCTTGTCAATTCTTACTGGACTTTTCTACCGGGACCAACAATGTATATAGTTTGATTTACGAATCTGATGGTACGACACCGGTCATAGACCACTACACAACCGCCCAAGACAGTTATACATTTTCCAATGATACTTGGTATCACTTTGCATTACAACGAGACCGCACTTCTGGTCATTGGACGATGTGGATAGATGGTACGGTGGTTTGGGATGTAGCCAATGACAACACAACACTGGCGATTCAAGGAATGCAGTTTAATTCAGGAACAGGCGGAACGGATGTGCATTTTGAAGAGATCCGTTTGACCAACGCTACTCCATACACGTATAACACAGCATTCACTCCAGAAACTGCAGCATATACTCGCTAATAGGTAGATAATGGCCTCTCAGTATTACGATCAGTGGTATAACATCCCTGGACAAAATCAGTACATGGATGAGTATGGCACGCCCGCGAATGCGCCGACGTGGTGGACCGGTGCGGGTTACTATGATGTAACTCAATCCTATGATTGGTCGGGCATGCCCACCTATTCATATACTCCACAAGGCCAGAACCTCACCAATACTTTTACTGCTGGTGGCACAGGTCTAGGTACATGGGACCCGGCAGGAGCCACTTCGACTATTGATCCGGCTGGTAATACATACTGGACTGACAATTCTGCCTATCAGATTCCTAAGTTTGACTTTGGACAAATCTCTTCTGGATGGACCCAGGTTCCAACTGGTTTGGGGATGAATCAAAATGCTATTGATTATCTGAACCAACAATATGGTCAGAAGATCAATGATTGGGCACTCTCTCAGTTGCAATCCGGCAACAACGATATTCTATACCAACTGCAACCAGGTTCGGATAGTCGTCTGTATGTTGATCCGTCGGGCGCTGCATCTGGGGGTATCACTACACTATTCAAGAATGCCGGTATCGATGTTAATAATGATCCCCTGGCTAAACAATACATCGATGCTTTCAATAAGTCTTATCTCCAAGGACAAGATCTACAGAGTCAGATGGAACATGCGGCTACTGTTGGAGACTTCACGAAGTTCGCCGCATTGGCTGCTGCAGCATTTGGTGGTGCAGGTTTATTGGCTGCACTTCCAGCCTTGTCCGCTGGCGGAGCATTAGCTCCTTCTGCTCTCGGATTGGATGTAGCTGCCAGTGACTTCGCTGGCATGATGGCAGCATCTGGATTTGATGCAGCAACCATCGCTTCTTCGATGGGTGCAATGGGATTTGCTCCTGAGACTATCTATGGTGGACTGCAGGCAGCAGGTACAAGTACAACTGGCGGTCTACCGGGACTTGATGCGGCTCTAAGTAGTATCGATGCTCAAGCCGGTAGTTCCCTTGGCTTGACAGGTATGGAAGGAAATGCGGGTTATGATGTAGCCCCTCAAACAACTAGTCTGACCGATACTCTGCAAACCGGTCAGGATGTAATCAGCAAGTTGCAGGATCTTTACAAAGCGATAAACGCCCCTACAGGTAGCGATATGATGGACCAGTTCCAACAGATGCTTGGTGGGGGATCTTCCGGTGGTGGCACACCGGGTACAGGAGGAAACGTGGCAACTAGTGGAACCGACCTGTGGAGTATCCTTGGACCAATCATTAGTGGTGCTACTGGCCTACAAGGTCAGGAGAACTCTGAGGACAAACTCACACAAATTTATAATGACGTTAAGGCGAGTGGTGATTATTACCGTCCGTGGAGACCTGATATTGCCAATACGGCAAGTCAGATGATTAACAACCCGGACCAATATCTCCAATCTCCTGCGGCTCAAGCGATGCTCAAACAAGCGAAAGACGCCATGATGGCGAAAGACGCTCAGTCGGGCAACCTATTCAATGCACCAGAACGTGTGAACCAGTATCTTGGTACACAATCAAATCTATTGAATAGTCGTTTGAACTCTATCTCCAACTACCAGAATGCGATGGGTAACCCCAATGCTGCGACTAACGCAATGGCGCAACTTGGTCTGCCGCTGGCTATGATGCAGAACTACAGTCCCACTTGGTCCTCGATGTTGGGTCAGGCGGGTGGTGCTGCTACTGGTGGTGGAACCGCTGGAACAGGTGGAACTGCCGGAGGTGGTGGCGGTCTTAACGACATCATGAACCTGATCTCTGGCGGTGGAAACCTCCTTGGGGGTGCTGTCGATTGGATCGGTAGTCTGTTTGGTAGTGGAGGTACAGACCTCGCTGCTCAGCCGTTGACCGATACTAGTTGGATGGGTGACCTCTTCGGTGGTAACACTTTTGATGCCAATACTTTTGGATGGTTGTTCTAATGAATCCCCTTCAACTTATGATGGCTGGTCAACCCAACGCCTCTAACTTTAACCAATACAGTGCACCGTATGGGGCAATGGGATTTAATTACGGAACCCAATCTAACGCCTATAATCAGATGCTCCAACAGGCGCTTCAAGCTAACGCGATGAACCTCCAACAACGCGGAAGTGAGATGTCTGATTATCAGAAGGATGAGGCTCGGCGTGAAGCCGAACGTCAAGCCGCGATCAAGACCGCTGCTGCCACCAGCGCGACTATCGGGCGTGAGAAGGAAGCCGGAGTTAAAAAGACTGAACTTGAGAATCAGTTTCAACAAGGAACACTTGCCAGCCGGACTGCCGCGACCAATGCTGGTAATGAAGCCGTGACTGCTGCTCATGCGATGGATACTCTATCCCAGGGAACACAGGCGATCATGTCTGCCGGTCCAGCGTGGAAGAGTGTGGTCGAAAGCCAACTCCAAGCTTCACATGCTCCTCAACAGATCATGCAAGTTCTCTCTCAGGCGCAGACTCCCGAAGAGTATCTACAACGTCTGGGTCAGTTGAATGCTGTCTTTGAACAGCGTCTGTCTCAACGTGAGAAGATGGCTCAAGCTACAGCGGGCAATGCGACTCGGATCGAGGTTGCGAAGATTAGTGCTGAAGCTACTCGTGAAGCCGCACGGATTCGTGCTGCGGCTCAAGTTGCTGCCTCTAAGGCTGACAAGTATTCTCTGGAACAACTGATGTCCCGAGCGATGGAAAAGGCCCGGACGTCAGATGGAGAAGAACGTGCGATGTGGCAGGAAGAAGCCAATAGGATTGGTGCATTCCTCTACAACAAGGCACAAGCTGGATTCAAAGGGTATCCCGGTATTGGTAACATTCCTGGACAGAACCCGCAACCGTTTGCTGCACCGTATGGTGGACAAGGTGGTGGCGCAACAGGTGATAACGATCCACTAGGAATGCGTAAAAAATAATGGACATCTCTCAATTCCGTCAACAGTACCCGCAGTACAATGACATGTCGGATCAGCAACTCGCTGATGCGATTCATGAGAAGTTTTACTCGGATATGCCGAAGGAAAAGGTCTATGAGGCTTTGAGATTCTCACCTCAAGGTGAATCAGATTTGTCTCAACGTGCTCATGCTGCGGCAGGGGGTTTGGCTGCCTACGGTGGTGCAATTCCAGAAGCACTCATAGGGGGTATGAGCGCAATTGGGGCTGGCGCACAGTCCTTGCTTCCCGAGGGTAGTCCCCTCAAGGGAGCCTCTCCTGCGGGTGAGACAATGACGGAAGCTATGTCCAGGGGTATGGAACAGGGTGCCGGTGGTGCCCATGAACTCCTGCGTAGTGGGGTCAATGCTGTCTCTCCTGAGACTGCCAAGTGGATGGATGTTGGCGGTGAGTTGATGGGTAAGGGTTCCGAACTGGCGAAGCAGTATGGTGGACAGGCTGGTGAAATGCTGGGCCAAGCGCTACCCGGTCAGGAAGGACAACCTCAACCCGGTATGCAGACGGCTGGTGAGGTCGCTGGTGATCTTCTGTACTGGACTGCTCTCTTTGGTGGACCCAAGAAAGCCGGAGAAGCTGTGCGTGGTAAACCGGTAGCACCTAAGTCTGAGGGATTGAATTGGGCACGGGATCAGTTTCCTGAACTCAAGAATGCCTCGGATGCTGAGGTGATGACGTTCTTGGAGCGCCAGAAGGGTCAAGAGGATGTGAATGCTCAGACTCCTGCCGTTAAGCAGGAAGAACAATTTGCTGGTCCGCCTCAACAACAGGTTGACCAGATGACTCAAAAAGAAACCAGGGCCAAGATGAAGCAGGCTCTGGATGAAGTACAAACAATGGCGTTGGAGACTCCAAAGGAGGAGGTTGCCCGCCTTCAAACATCGAAAGAAGGTATCAACTATGAAAGACCTATTGACACGGGTAAGCCGTTCCGTCAAGCATTGGATACTGGCGTTGCAGTGGAAGGTGCAAGACGAAGTGATGCGCGTTCGCGCCTTGCTGTTGAGAATTTCCGACAAGCTGTCGAAGATGCGGAACTCGCTGCGCCCCTCCAACCTAAAGAACTGGCTGAAATCCAAAGTACGCTAACCGGCGTACTGAAGGAAGGATTCAACCAAAACACAGCGGTTGCTGATGCCATGCTGGACGCTCTACAAGAGCGGAAGCAACGTGCTGCCCAGGTGGCAGAGGATCAGTGGAGTAAGATGACGCCAGAGGAACAGAAGGCGTCGAGGGATGTATTGGCTGAAGCCGGATCTCCGAGTGCAATAAATGATATCTTGGGTCGTTCGAATGAGATGAACCCAAGGGACGCTCTGCGGTCTGATGATGCGCGTATGAAGCAAGCACTCTCCATGATGGAGAATGGTAAGAGTCTACCTGGGGAAGCCGTGTGGCAGATCGCCACCAGTCTACAGTCTCCCGCTATGGGAGCTAGGATTGCTCGGATTGCTGGTAATCTATTTAAAGGATTTACCAAGGATCTGCCTACCGTTTCTGTTCGCTACAATCGGGCAGGAGATATGGGTAAGCATGAAGTCTTCAGCACTGAAGGACGCAAGATCGCGGCTGACGCTTTCTATGATCCCATTGCTCATGAGGTAATCCTCAACCCTGACCGTGCACCTAATTGGTCTGCTGCCCACTTCGCTGGAATTGTCACCCATGAATTGATGCATGGGATGATTAACAATGCCCAACTTCGTTATAGCAACATGACCCACTTCAATATCAAGATGCTGCCTGAAGAGAAACAGGCTATCGCTCTTAGCGTCAAGCGTATTGAACAACTGCACAACATAGCGAATCAGGTTTGGAGGAAGAAGTTTCCTGGTGGTCTGGAGCAGAACTCCAATTTGGAGTGGCACTATGGTCTCACCAATCCTCGTGAGTTTGCAGCGGAGATCATCTCTAATCCGAGTTTCCAACGGTTCCTGGATGGTATTCAATTCGACTCTTCAAAGTATGGTTGGGAGCAACCCAAGGGTGCCCTGCGTACTATGCTGGATGCGGCTGTCTCTCAGATCCGCACCATTCTGAATAAGGCTCTTGGCAATAAAGCCAATGCTGGTGACCTGAGTCTTTACAAGCAGTCAATGAAAGAGTTGGCTGACCTTGTTGTGCGTTCGGAAAAAGAACGGACACCTCTTGATCCAGCAGAAGCAGTCGCGGCTATGCAGCGTGGGGCGCTCTCACGTACATCACAGGATGTGGCCCAGGTAATCCGGGGTGAGAAGGAAGAGTTTATCAACAACCTTCCTGATGAATATAAGTATCTGGGTGACAGACTGTGGGCTGAAAAACAGCGCCAGGAATCTAAACTATCATCGGGTGGGAATACCAAAGCAGCCACCGGTGGGTATAAGGCTGTCCTCGATAAGTTCCAACCGTTGACCCAAGAGTACGATGCCATTAAGGATACCCTTCGTAAAGAACATGACATTCCCTCTGGTGTCAGGGAGAAGGTTGGGCAACAAATTGTGGCGGGTGCTAAACTCTATTCCAGAATCAAAGACAATAAGATCGTTCAATATGCTGCCGACCAAGTAACCGCAATGATGCGGGCTAAGGATGCGGCGGCTTACAAGCTACTGGATGATCCCCACACAGGCGTCACTACAGCCTGGACGGCCTTGCGTAAGGTCGATCAAGTTAAGATGTGGAACATCATCAACGATCCGAAGAACTGGAAGAAGCGTTGGTTGTCCGCAGAAGACCTTAAGCGCGAATACAATGCCAGCCCAGCTATGGTCAAGGCATACGAGACCTGGAAGTTGGCGGCAGAGACTACGCTTGGTGAACTGAATAAGGTATGGGAGCGGGAAGGATTGCCTACCGTTGAAGCCAAGCCTGGATACTTCCCGGCTCGGTGGGATGGTGCGTTCTATTCCGAGATCTATACCAAGGACGGTAAGTTGGCTCGGATTGAATCGGACAATAGCCGCAATGCCCTGAACAAGAGGATCAACCTCTTCAAAGAGCAACACGGTGACAAGTACGATATCAGTCCTATCAAGTCGCGTCCTCGTGTCTCTGACAAAGAAGCTGTGGGTAAAGGTATACGGGATCTGTTCAGCATCCTGGCTGAGACTCTTGGCAAGAACTCCTTTGAAGCTGCGGAGCTAGAAGAGATCTTCAAGATGTATGGGGAGTTGACCGCTGAGAAGCGGAAGGACTTCCTGCGCCACACGATGCAGGCTCGGACTGAGCGGGTGGAAGGTTATCTGGGTTCTGGGTTCGGTAAGTCGGACTTCGTGAACATGAAGGATGGTGTGCGGGCTATGCAGACCTACCTGAAGGATAGCCACGACTACATCGAGACTCGTAAGACTTCACGGGAGATCAACAAGCTTCTGTATGATCGTGAACTGGATGCCCCGAATGCTAAGGCATACATCCAGGATTACTGGAACAATGCATTGGGCATCGAACAGGGTGCGGCTCGGTTCATCAACTCGATGGCTGAGTGGCTTCCGCGTGAACTTGGGATGAACCCCAAACTACTCCAAATGGGGTTGCGTGGGATGAAGACCCAGGCTCTCCTGCTCTTCCTCGGTTACTTCCGTCCGATCTTCTTGGCTACCCAGCTTATGCAGCCGTGGCAGTTCATGATGCCTCAGTTTCTTGAGGTAGCTAGGATCTACGGTAAGGATGCTCCCGAGTTGGGTCTTGGAGCTATGGTACGTGGATATGGGGAAGCCTTGAACTCGATGGTGAGCAAGGGTCAGAACCTGACCGGCATCACTAAGGAACTGTACAATTACGCTATGGACCGTCGTCTGGTCGATCCCCACTTCCTAGAGGAACTCAGCTCTGCCGACTCAGTGAACCAAGTCCGTAAGGTGCTTCGGTATGCTCAGGGCCGGAAGGCTCTGGAGTGGGCGGAACAACAGGCTCGCCTTATGTCGCTCTATGCGGCAGGGCACGTCCTGGAGAATATGGGTATCCCCCGTGCTAAGATCCCTGGTATCGCCGCTGACCTAGTGGACGTTGGGATGACCAACTACATGCGGCACGAGCGGGCCATGATTTATAATAAGTTGGGTATTGCCGGTGAGATGATCTCCCCGCTTACCACCTTTAAACATAATTACTTCTCTCAGTTATATATGTTCACTAAGGTCGCTTTGGCGGAGGGTATCAAAGACCCAGCCGCGTGGCGTCCTGTGTTCTACCTTCTGGGTATGCAAGCCCTTCTCGCAGGAGCTATGGGGATGCCCGGCTTCCAGGAACTGGAATGGCTATTCGGTGTGGCATCAAAGGCTGGTCTAATGCCTAAAGACTTCAATCTGACTCGCAGTCTCTTCAACTGGTCTGCCCAGCAGCCGAAGAGTGTGAGGGATAGTGTTAGGTATGGCGTAGTCTCTGGTCAGACCGGGTGGGATATCAGTCCTAGCTTCGCGTCCGCTCAACTGCTCCCGCTGGACGGGTTTGCATCTTTCTTAACTGTTCCGGGCAAAGCCTTGGATATTGCCTCGGCGGCTGCAGATGTGGCCGGTGGCGAGCTTGGTAGGCTTGCCGGGGGCCAAGGTAGCACCGTGGATGAGCGAGCCAACCTGATGCGTCAGGTGACGCCTGCGGGCCTACAAGGGGCTGCTGAGTACGCCACCAGCACTCCGACCCCTAGTGGGGGATTAATGGTAGGTTCTCCGGGGTCCAGAGGGGCTGGGATGTATGAACGTAAAGGGGCGGAGCCATGGATTGCCAGAGCCTTTGGGGTCAGGACGACCGAGGAATCGAACCAGCGTCATATCATGAGCGCCGAGAAGCAGGTCCGGGCACAACTAGCCAAGGCTAAGGCTAAGATCATTACAGAAGCCATTGCCAGGGCAGCAGCCGGTCAAGACTTAACACAATTGTATACCGACTATGCCGAGATGGGTGGTACTCCTACTGAGTTCATCCAAGCCGTTCGGGATGGAGTGATTAACCGATACAAGAGCGCCACTCAGCGACTGACCAAGCCGGGTACCCCGACAGGGAATGAGTCGATGAACCGCATGAATGAAATGGGAGCGTACTAATGAATCCGATGCTAATGCAACTGTTGATGATGATGCAAGGTCGCGGTAGCGCGGGTCAAGGCATTCAAGAGTCGATGGGCAACAACATGAGTTTCCCCGAGATGCAACGACTTCGGGAGAATCCTCGGTTTGCACAAAACCAAGGGATGCAGGACTACCTTGCTCCACCGGAGCATCAGGCTTTTATGAGGGGTGTGACGGGTGAGAATCCTATGATGGGATCTCTATTGGCAGGAGCGGCTGCTCCCTATGAAGGTGCCAAGGCTATGGCACCGGGTATGGTGAACAGGATGGCAGGTGGAGGAGGACCGGCTATGCAGTCCAACCCCCAACTGCTCTCCCTGCTTATGGCTCTAAAAGGCTACCAACAAGGTACTGGCAACTTCAATCGTCAGGCTGCTCAGGCTCCGAATCCTTTTGCCCAATTCCAAGGGCAAGGGATGATGATGCCATAAAGTCTCTAAGTTCCTGCTCCCAATCTTCTTGTTTGAGTTGGTGAGAAAGCCGCTTCATTTGGGAGCGGCTTTTTCTTTGCTCACTCTTCTCCGTCTCTGTTTTTATAGACTTGGTATTCGACATATGCCACCAGAACCATTCCTACTACTAGTGCGCCCAAGACATAAGCACAGTCCAACCAAAACCAATTAGGCATCTTCTTTATCGGCTCCATTCTTGTGCATCATATACTCTGCATACTTCTTGATGCCGAAGGTTGCAGCAATCATGAGACCCACCGCAGCTTGATACCAACCCGGAGTAGTCTGCAGAATGGCAAACCCTTCCGTGATGTACTTGCTGAAGCCAGGAATGAAACAACCGACTAGCGGGACAGAGAGGACGATGGTAAGCCATTCATCCTTCCACCCGTTGTTACGGATAGCTTCTACTTCCCATTGACTGTCGAGTTCACCTTTCTTGATGGTGGCGTCGATAGTCGCCTTCTTGATTTCAATCTCTCCCTGCCGTTCGATCTTAGTGATCTCCATCTTGTGCGCGAAGTAATCCGTTACCGGTTTAGCTACCAGCCCAAGAACATTCAGAATCGCAGTGAACCACATTAGTATACGTCCCCATTCTCTTCTATTTTCGTGTCTTCATAAGGCGCTGCAAGACGACGGTAGAACTCCAGTTTGCAACACTCCAATGCGCCAACAATGTCGTTGAGTTTCTGGTACCGAGTTCCGTTCTTTTCCAGGTACATGAGAGCGACTTTCGTGAAGATATAGTTAAGGTCGCCTGGGGTTTCAAGGGCACCTTCTTCCTCTACTTCAACGATTCGCTTTGTATCGAGATATGGCATCAATAGCCTCCGTTACAGTGTAAGTAGGAAGACGAACCCAAGTGGCGACAGCTACTTCTGCTTTCGCCCCAATCGACTCTTCCCAATCAGGAAGAACAATAATAGCATCGCCATCTTCTGCCTTCAGTCTATGAATGATTGTGTTTACGTCCCTATGGGCATACACTCGTGCGACTAATGGAGTACCAGCATGACGGTGTTGGTCATCCAATGACATGGATAGATCTGTACCTTCAGCTTCCAAATCCATTTCGGCCGGATTGAAGATCTCCCAACCCACTGCCCTGAGAGCCTTAGCGGCTCCCATGAACAACGGATAATTGAACTGCGGTTTACTACGCATCGGTCCAGCTAAGTATGCTTTCATTCAAATTTAGCCTTTTCAGGTTGAGCTGCAG